TTGTGCATCATATCCTCAATCCTTTTTTCTATCTTCTCGGTAGTCTTATAAAGATCCTCCAACAACATCAGCTGTTCTTGATCCACAGGTTTCTGATCCGAAGCCTTTAGTAAATCAGCTTTCATCAGCTCCCGCGATGTTTCTAACGATACTAACCTTGAAGTTAGCTCGGTATAAGCGAAGACGCCCATTGCGACGAGGACGATCAGGCTAGCAACCGTCTTCATAGGCATCTGTACAGAAGCGGATTCCGAAATTTTAAGCGCCATAATTAGCTGGTCCTCCAAAGATTCCCAACAAAATAATTAATACGATAAGTATTATAGTCATATAATAGTTCATCAATATCTCCTGTTAACATTTACACTCCTCACAGGTACACAAACCATATTCATCTGCATGTAATCCATCATTACAATGACATTTGTGGTTACAGTTTTTACAAATCTTCATTTTTGTATCCGTATCCATCTTTTCTATTTTTCCATCTTTTATTCCAGGCATAGGTATTCATCCAACTACCTAACGATTCCATCCATGATAAAGGTTTATCAATTACTTTTCTAATAAACTCTTTTATATCTGTAATCGCGTCCGGTATTGTTTTCATAGTTAGTACCGGGTGATGTAGTCTCCCAACACCACCCTATCTTATTAGCGCTATAAGAATTTTGCCACGATTGAGTCCCAAACTTTTTTAATCGTGTTCTTAATTTTATCTATTAGCTTTTGTTTTTTTTCTTTTAATTGTTTAAAGCTCATGTTTTTTTTCCTCTATTTCGTAGAAGAACTTGTCAGTATCTTCTGTTTTCCACTTACCTGTGTCTTCAACGTTCCATTCATTAGTCTGCACTTTCCAATCCGGGATATTATCTTTCACAGTAAAAGAAGGTAAATCCCAAATACATCTGTTGTTAGGTTGTGCAGCAAAATTGCCATCATCGAGAGCAATTATGTGAGCGCACTTATGTTCGTGCGGTATCTCGGAATGGTCCGGATCCATTATATTAGTTTCTGGGTGAGCAAAGTCAACCGTAAATAAATATCTACCGTGATGCCACTTTTTATCTTTACCAATGTATTTACCGGAAGCTGCGCTTAAAATAGACCAACAAGTAACAGCAGGATAATAACTAAAAGAATTCCAAAGCTCCAATTCATCCAAACGTCTTCTTGGTACTTCGCCTGGCTTAAATCCTTGTTGAATAAACGCGCTAATTGGAAGGCGATAAAAAATTGCACCGTTACCCATAATAGCATGAAATAATATAGCCCTTCCACCCATACACGATATGCCAAAGATAATACAATCTTCAACTTCTCCATGATGTTTTTTAAGATCATAAAGATATTCTTTTCTGATCTGTGCGTAAGTTGCTGGTATATTTGCGTTTAAGTATGCCATACATTTATTTTATCTCTCCCCAGTTATCGCCTGATTCATAATCAACTTTATTTGGAACCTGTAATTCAACAGCTTCTTCCATTATTTTAATTATATCTTCAGCCTTTTTTGCAGATTCAACAGATATATCGACTTCATCGTGAATCTGTATGTGAGGTATTATACCATTTTCATATAAAGATACCATAGATTTTTTTGTCATATCAGCTGCAGATCCTTGTATTAATTTGTTTAAAGCTTTGTAAGTAAAAGCTCTTTTTAATGGCTCATCATATTCTTTTCTAGCTTGTTCTAATGGTAAAGGTTTAAAAACCCCAAATTGAACAGGTTGCCATAAATCAAAATGACACGCACGACCTAGTAAAGTTCTAATCTTACCTCTATCATTTGCTTTACGAGATACATTATCCATAAGTTGTTTTACAAATGGTGCTTTCGAATGATATTGTCTAATTAATTTTTCTGCAGACTCTTTCATTAATCCTAGTTCTGCCATCAATTTATTTTTACCCATACCATACATCAAACCTAAATTAATTGTCTTGGCTTGTTTACGTTCTATACCTGCCATGTCTGCAACAACCTGGTGGAAGTCTGCGTCACCTGCATTGTATGCATCAACAATTTCATCAACACCAGTTAAGTTTTGTAGTTTAGCATAGTGAACTAATATTCTAGGTTCTTGTTGTGAGTAGTCAAACGATCCCCATTTACATTTTTCTTCCGGTATAAATATAGATCTTATCATTGGACCAAGTTCGGGATGTCTTGCAGGTATCTGCTGTAAGTTTGGATTAGACATACTAAATCTACCTGTTACTGTTCCACCTGCATCTGATCTAATTTGATTTATGTCTGCATGTATTCTATCTTTAACTGCATGTTTAGTTATTGAATCTATAAAAGTTGTGTGAGCTTTGTTTAGTTCTCTTGCTTCTGCAATAGCTTGTGGTAATTCGTGTGGGTGATTTTGTAAAAAGTTTTTTGTAAAACTTGGTTCTTTACTTTTAGCTGTTCTATCATAAGGAAGTTTAAGTTTATCAAAAGCTTTTGCAATAGATCTAGCTGCCATAATTTCTACTTCAACACCAGTTAAATCTTTTATTTTTTTGATTAAAGTCTCTTCCCTTTTAATTAAATTTAGTTTAATATTTTGTGCTTTTTCTAAATCAACTTTCACTCCTTTAAATCTCATATCAACTAAACATGGAAACAATCTTGTTTCCAAGTTAAATATGTCCATCAGTTCTTGATTATATAATTCTACTTTTAATCTCTGCCAAAGTTTTAAAGTTGATTCTGCATCTCGTTCTGCATATTGACCTACAAACATTGGAGGCAATCTCCACATATCTGCTTTTGCATCTACACCATATTCTTTTGCAGCTTCTAATAAAATTTTTTCATCCTTACCTAAACCAGTATAGTGTTTTGAAAGTATATCTAATCGATATGATAGTCTGTTTTCATCAATCAAAGATGCTGCAATCATTGTGTCAACAATGTGTCCTTTAATGGTCAACCCTGCTGACCTTAACCAACACACATCATACATAGCATTATGAAATATAAAGGTAGTATTTTGTTGATTTAAAATGTCTTGAAGCCATTTTAAGACCAGCTTTTGATCCATATTACCACCTTGCTCATGGTTTATCGGATAATAGCCAGACCAGCCCTCTACAGCCACCGCAACGCCAGCAATGTGCCCTCTTCCTGTGACATTACCTGATCCTAGCTCTTTTAACCTAGGATCATTAGTCTCTAAATCGATAGCTATTTCTTTAGCACCTCGAAGATCTTTGAGTTCATCAGGGATGACCCATTCTGTTTCAGGGGTAAATAAGGGTCTTTGTATACTTCTCACTTATAGTCTCTCTCCTTCACCATTTCTAGATAATGTATTGCCTTGTCTATATCTTGTATGCCTCCCTTTTTGGAATGCCTACATATATACTTTATAGCGTTGCCCTCCGCAAAAAGCAACTTATTTCTGTTGATAAATTCTGCGGGCTGAATGTCAAAATACATGTAATGGGATCCACCTATTTGTTTAAACATAGACTCCAATTCACTAGATTTTACATCACTGGCAATAACTTCTTTTTGTTTTAATTTTTTATGCAACTTTTTCATAAAATTTAATTACCTCCTTTGCTTTCTTAATTTTATTTTTTTCTCTCATGAAAGGTAATATTTTTTTTATAACCTGGTAACTTTGTCTATGACTAGTTTGCCAACGCAGTTGTGGCTTACTCATATTTCCAGCTGCTGTTTTACGTGGTTTAATTTTTAATATTACACCTACCTTCATAAATTTATATATATCTTCTATAATTTTAAAGTCAGTATTACACACCTCCATTCTAATTGTAAAACAATCATAATATTTTTTCATTCTTGGATTCCATTTGGGAGTCATAGCTGTAGTAATACAACCTTCTCCATCAAAGAATCCTGCTAAATAAGATAAACTCATTTTCATAATATATAAGCACGATCAAAGTTCTTTGGATCTAACACATGCAATTCACGCTTCGCTCTCGTCGCTCCAGTGTAAAACAATCGATGTAATTCATCCGGATCATAACTCATCGTTTCTAACGCTGCATTTGTAAGGTCCTGCATAAGCAAAACTTTATCGGCTTCTCCTCCTTTCGCTCCATGTATTGTTGACATAATGATACGCGGATTTTTATTTATTTGTTCACCATTCGCCCGCATGTTACGAATGTAGTTTTCTGTGACAGTATCTAAACCGTCAAAGGCCTCATACCAAACACTATCAGTTACTAGACCGTGTTCAGCTCTACAATCTCTCATCAAATATTTTGTATCAGAATGTAAAGTTTTACCCGATCTAAAACCAGGTAATACACTTGAACCCAAATATTGATATATGTTTTTTATTTCTACATTATTTAATTGACTACCCTTACGCCAATGCTCCCAGTTATTCAAAGCCATAAGTAATTTTAATGGCACAGAGTTTGCTCCTCTATGTTGATAGTACCAACCTTGTAACTCACATAAATCTTTTACATCATCAAGAAAATGATTCGCTGATGACAATACTAACCAGTTGCCTTCAGACATATCAACTTGTGTAATGTCAGAATATCTTTTTAGTATACCGTGTTCTGTTCTTGGTTTGTAATTTTTATCAAATCTATTTTGTACTTTACTAATTATCTTTTGTGATAGTTCGTGTATAGGTCCACCTGGTATTCTGTATGATTGATCTAATACTTTAATATCATTAACTTCTTCTTTCAAAGCTATGAAGTGATCTACATCTGCACCAGCCCATTTAAATATTGCCTGGTCATCATCACCTGCTATGTAAGTTTTATTTGCATTAGCCCACATAGATCTAACCATGTCCCATTGTATTAAAGATAAATCTTGTGCCTCATCTATAAACAATGCTTCAAAACTTTGTTTTGTTTCTTGTGCAATAAAGTCTTCTAATAAATCTGTAAAATCTTTAAGTCCTTTTTCTTTTTTATATCTCTTCAGTTCTTCTGACAGTAAATATAAAGTATCTCTTTCTATATCTAATATGTTTTGTCTAGAGTCATAGTATTCTAATAGATCCATACGTTTAACTCTAGCCGTATTCATGATGGTTAAGTATTCATTGTCTGAATTAAATGTGCCATCATCTTCTGAATGTTTACCTGTCTTAATAGGTATGCCAACTAATTTACCAAACTCTCTATAATTTTCTGCTGTCATCATTTTTTCTTTTGACATAGCCAAACGACTAAAAGCATAAGAGTGTAATGTTCTGAAGTTTTCTAAATCTTTTTCTGCGTCAAGACCAAATTTTTCTGCGGCCCTTGTTGCAGCCTCTCTTGCTGCCTTTCGTGTAAAAGAAAAGTATCCTATTTGTTTAGGTCTTATCCCTTGCTGTATGAACTGATCTACTAAATTTAACAACGTTGTTGTCTTGCCTGTCCCTGGCGGGCCTAGTATTATAGTCTTCATATTTACGCAACCTCCTGATTAATATATCTATTTTTGTTTCTAACAATTCATTTCGTCCTCTCTCTAACTCGTATCTTAACTTCCAATTAATACCTATCTTATTCACTAGTACACCTCCTTATGATATTCAACTTTTGAAACAGATGCTTCTGTCTGCTTCATAGTTTTTATTTTTATTAGTCTTGGTTGTTGTTTCTTAATTCTTACTCTTTCTTCTGACACGAAGGTATCATCTAATCTTTTTAAAAGATTACCTGTTTTAATTTTATCCATTTCCCAGTTATTCTTTTTAAGAAATGCATAGAAGTCATCCATTCTAAAATATGTAAATTCTTTATTCTCATCCGTAAAAGGTAATTTGTTAAACACATCATCCATTGTTCTTGCTGATTGTCTGTTTGTAGTCCAGTCTTGTAATAATCCAGTCAATTGATTTGTTGGGTTCAAAGATTCTAATGGTTCTACTTCTTGTAAACTATTCATCATAGGTTTTAAGAAAAATTGTTTCCAATCTTTTGCTTTTGGTACAGGCACAACTAGATTAGCTTGATCAAGACATGCTAATGCAAACAAAGGCGAACTATACAATTGTTCTGTTTTTAATTCTATCCGCGTTCCATCCACATCTAAAAACCATTGTGGTGGAGTTGATTTGTATTTAGTTAAGTTACCTAACATTGGCATCTCTTCCTCACCAAATCCTACACCAAAACGTTTTGTTCTACACAAACCAGACTGACATACT